TTTATTCTCGCCATTTTCTAATGAGAACATCAATCGCCTCCAATTTATTCAATACGTCAGTATGGTCATCTGTTGAGGCAGACTTTGTTTTCAGAATCAGTTTTTCTACACGTTCTGTATCATAACGAAGACACTTCAATGCTTCAAGAACAATATCTTTTTCTTTTTCGTTCAACTTCAGGACTCCTTTCTCAAAACAACGTCGCCCTATATTCGTAATCCCACCCAACCTTTTCAAGAATGTTTTTTAGCGGTTCAAGGAAAGCAACCGAAAACTGTTTATCGTAGTCGGCAAACTCATCCAGTTCAAACTCCTTTGGTGATGAACCGGGAAAAGAAATCACAGAATCTTTGTATGGATTTGGCACAGACAGATATAGAAATCTTACTTTGTCACCTTCATTGATCTTATGATACTTGTTAGAAAGTTTCATCTTTTTCAGATAGTGGTTGTAGATCAACGCACCCTTCACGGCAATCGGTGTAGACTTGCGATATATGAGTGTCTCATCAATATAGTTATTGATATTATTACAGCCCCGAGGGAACGCAATTTCATCCGCAGGATAATTCTTGAATTCACTCTTGAAGTCCGACACAAAGTTGATGACTTGATCCTCAGTTCCCGTCAGCACCAACTTGATTGCATCCTTCAACTTTTGTCGCACAACCATCGGAGTCGATGAGCGGGTGGTTTCGATGCCCATAATCTTCATCTTGGGTTCATCGTATTGCACGCCCTCGGAATTATGCACGTTGAGCATGTATCGCTTCTTGGCAGTCCATACTCCAACATCGGCAATGACTTCTCGTTCCATCACCATCTTGTTGGAGTATGCGTTCATTTTGTTTGCAAGCGTTTCGTAGCACTTGTTGATGAACGGCTCGATGACTTCTTTGCAGGACTTGTCAAGAAATCGTACGATCTCATCTTTGGTCTTCTCGCCAGCCAATGCCCGAACAAGGTTCCCAAGGCGAAGATAAACAGAGTCAGTGTCAGAAGCAATAACATAATCATAGTCTCCAGTGTTTAGTGTTTTGTTTAGAAAACGATTCAATTCGTTTGCAATATATTGAATCGACAACTGACCCGAAGTCGTAATCGCTTCAGCAATATCAGTATTGAAGTATCGAAAGTATTGGTTGCCCATCGCACCGTAGGCAGAGTTCAGTTGAATCTTTCGCACCAGTTGGAAGTTGTGATACTTGGCAATCTCGTACTCTTTTTCCTCGATGAGTTTGCGAGTGTCTGCACCCAATGCACCAGACTTCATCAAGGTTTGTTTTTCTTTTTCTGCTGCAATCATCAACTTCTTGTAGTGCTTACGTTCTTTGTAAAACTTTTCCATCAGTTCCGGCATGAAGCCAAGTTGATTCTTGCGGAAGCACACTCCGTTGGCTGCGATAGAAAAGTCTTGTTTCCTCAGATGATTGAGATTTTTTTCACACAGATCAGAACCCTCAAGAACCCCGTCCGCAGTAATGTTAGGATTCTTTAGGAAGCCCCCCGGATTCATCCGTGTATCTGGTGAGATATTGTATTGCATGATGAGGTGCGGATACAGACTGTTGAGGTCGAAGGACACAACCCAGTCGTGCCGACCAGTGATCGGCTCCTTTACATACGCACCGATGATCTGCCCGTCTTTCTTACCACCATTCTTCTTACGCGGAATCACGATGTTCTTCGCACGCAGGTGGTGGTAAATAATCTGATCCCAAGTCCGAACCTGAGAGAAGACATCGCCAAGATTTACCTTCGCTGTATATGCGAGTGCAAGAGCAAGTTCCATCAGCCCAAGTTTCTGTTCCATCTTTTGTACAAGTTTGACATCTTGATGGTTGTATTCTACAAACTTCTGAAAATCTTTTGTATAGAAATCCTTGAAGTGATCATACTCATACTCGACTTTCTTTTCACCGAGTTCGACGAAGGCGATATGATCCAACTTGTATGACTCTTGGTTTACATAAGTAAACTTTTGGTACAGATCGAAGTAGTCAAGAATCGTGACTCCCACAAAATCAAATGCAATCCGATCCCCACTTTGTGTTTGGACATTGCGTTGCTTGACAATCTCCCATGGTGAAAGTTTCTTTGAACGCTTATCGATCACTCGTTCCATACGAGCAAAAAGATATGGCATGTCGAAGAACTTGACATTCCAACCAGTCACGATGTCAGGATCTTCGCCCTCCCAAATCTCCAAGAACTTCAAGAGCAAGTCTTCTTCGTTCGTGAAAGTATAGAGATCAATTCCTTCTTTTAGTTTACAATCACCAAGTGCAAACACATACTCACGCTCCTCCACAATAAGGGTGATAGCAATAACACTTTCGTTTGGATTTGTAACTTGCGGGAAGCCATTCTCCGCTGTAGTCTCGATATCAATGTATGCGACTTTTACTGTGCTTTTATCATATGCGACTTCATCTGGAAACTTATCTCCGATGAACTGATAGATGTAATCTGTATTACCATAGATTTCAAAGCCTGTCACACTTTCATGACTTTGAATAAAGTTTCGACAATCAGACATGGCTCCCGGTTGAATCGGCTCGGCTGACTTCCCGGTCATCGTATGAAATTTTGATGACTTGTTTGTGGAGACAAAAAGGGTGGGGCGGTAATCAATCCTGCCCTCGACCCTTTTACCATCCTCATATCCCCTGTAGAGGATGTTGTCTCCACGAATACTAACATTAGTATAAAACCGACTCATGTATAGATTGTACCGCCAGCCTGCTCTGTGTCAAGCAGATTCTTTTTCACCGATGTAAGAGGAGAGCAGAACCATATAATTTACGATATCAATACAGGAGTCGTGAAAAGATTCGTTTTCAACGTGCATGGTTCCAGATTCGATAAAAGAACTCATTCGAGAAAGTTTATCAACAATTCGAACAAGGAATCCTTGCTCCGTGGTGCAGACACCCATCGCCTCGCATCGAGTAAAGTTTGCAAATGGTTCAAGACCGCCGTTGCCTGCGTAATCTTTATTTTTCAATTCCATCAGATCTCTGGCTTCTTTGCAAATTATTTCGTGATTTTTCAAAAGTTCATCTCGGGTCATTTGTCACTTCCTTTCATGTGGTATCCGTGTTTCATAAAAAATTCAAACTCTACTTCACAGCCTTCTTTTATTTTGTCTTCAAACTCTGCGTCAGGATCAACCCAACACGAATGGTGACAAAACATTTCATTCTCTGCTTGTTCAAGACTTTCTGGTTGACCATAAAGATTTTTCAAAATCCAGTTATGGTTTCCGTTTGATTGTACTTCGTTTACAAGTGTGCGTGCTTTGATTTTTTGTTTCACATAGCCGTTAGCATCACAAATGTAGTAGTCATTTAGTTTCATTTGCCTGTGCTTCCAAAACCGCCCTCACGGTTGGTCTTCTGTGAAGGTCTTTCTTCGGTTTCATAAACATCAGTAACAATTTCACGAACAAGTTCAAGTTGTGCGATACGATCACCGGGGTGAATGTAAAAAGATTTATTTGTATTGTTCACCATCGGAACAAAAACTTCTTCAACATAATCTGAATCAATGATTCCCTGTGATACAGAAAGACCAATGCCTTTCTTTGCTGCCATTCCAGATCGAGTATGGATTCGTGCAGAGAATCCACGGGGAATATCAAGAACTAATCCAATTGGAATTAGCATTCGCTCTTTTGGATCAATTACAATTGGTGCTTCACTGCAAGAATACAGATCATAGCACGCAGCGTGGTGTGAACCTTTGGTTGGAAGTTTGGCGTTTTCTTTTAGTTTGTAACAACCAAGGTTTGCTTCGTACAAATTATTACTCATGATTACTCCTTATACTTGGAATGTCTCAGTGACATCCGACCTCTGTTGAATGATTATACTCTGAGGTTCGGTCAAGTAAAGGGTAATCTTAGAATCTGTTCGTTTTTTTATTGCAACATTTGTCTGCTCACCAGACACCGTGGGGATACGAGGATCTTCGATCTCAAGTCTATTCTTTGCATCAAGACCTGAAATTGTAGGATTTCTTTCAGTTTCAATTTCTATTTTACTCATCGCGTAATATTAGAAATAGTTTCAAATCTACCTTGAACAAGACGAGTAACTTCTTCGCCTTTCAAAAGTTCAAAATCATAGAACATTCTTCCAGTCGGTAGAGAAGTTGAGGTTGCTGCGTCAAATTCAACATAGACTCCCCCAGTCGTTCCTGCTGCACCTGCTGAAGATCCATTGAGTGTGATCCCGCCGGTTCCGGATGTTCCGCCGCCAATGCTAAACTCTCCAGTAGTTCCACCACTGGTTACCCCAGTGTTTGTGATAAACAAGGTTAGTTCTGTATCGTCTGGACTTCGACGAATTTGCATACTTGCTGTTTGTCCAGCAAGATCCACTGCATTTCCTGACGAATCTTTATAAAGGGCATAAAACTTGAAAGTGGTTCCCTTGTCGTGTGTGATGTTGTATTCGGCAGCCATGTGATTCTCCTATCCTATTTAGGAAACTGAAACAAACTCAAAGTCTTCGTTTTGAATCGCACCAAGATTCAAGTTACCTGCTTCGGTCTTCTTGTAAAGTGCAGAGTCTCTGCGAATCCGATAGTCTTGATTTGCATAATCCACAAAATCTGTCGTTGCCACTGCGGTGACTGTAAAGGCATTTTCATATTCATCAAGGTTCTGAAAGTTTCCAGATGTTGCATCGCCAATACCAATCTGTGAACCGAGAACTCTATCGTCATCGTTTGCATTTGCAGTGACGGCAAAGCCACCAACATCGTAAATGACATTGTTTTCCACCAATACACCACCTTGTGTTTGAGCAGCGGCATCAGAGTCAACACCATTTCCACCCATGCGAGTGATTGTATTACTAAAGAATGTTCCGTTTCTATTTTCTGATGTTGATTGGTCAGAAATACCATTTCCGTGTAGATTGTCAATCACGCAGTTTATAATGATTGGAGAAATAGTATCGCACTTGACACCGTTTCCGTTTCCACTTCCTGATGTCCCTGCTCCATAGAGTCGGCAGTTGACAAGAGTGCTATAGTGTGAACCACCGTTCTGAACAATAGAATCCAACTTTGTTCCACCCGCAACAAACTCACACATTATGCTTTTAGCACTAAAGTTGGAGTGAACTCTTGCGTTGTTATTGCTCGCACTTGCGTTTGCACCAAACTTCATAAACAAGCCGAAATGAGTATTACGAAGAGATTCTGCAAAAGTAGAGTTGAGAACACCACCCTGATTGTATGATGTGCTTGTGTTTTCTAAATACAAACATTTGTAAATCGTTGACGAACCAGCAGCATCAAAAATTCCACCGTTGTTCGTTCGGATAATCTTTGGATAGTCGGTGGTGTCAAGATGTGCTTGCGAATCGTCAGACCACTTTGGTTCAAGAAGATTACCACTTGCATCTGCACCAACCCAGAAGTGTGGATTGTCTGCGTTCGGGTCGGTGGATGTCGGGGCTAACTCCTCGGTCACAGTGTAGGTTCCAGCAAGAAAAATCCAACGAGTGTTTTGTCGTGTTTCCCCTTCGATGTCAGTTGTCCACGAAGTTCCCGTGATTGCTGCCTTTGCGTTTGCAGCAGATGACCCGTCCTCTGAACCTGCTCCCGATGGTGAATAGTAAACGTTAGTGAGTGCCATTCATTACCTCGTTTCGTAAGTCAAGAAAAGTTGTGCGCCGGTCGCACCCGCACCGTTCACTGAAAGATCAACATACAAAAAGTTTCCTGCCGTGACTGATGCCGTTGTCATTGATGTCACATCAAAAGAAATACCACCGGCTGTGTGATTGAAAGTCAATGCCTCTGTATGACTTGATGTTGGATTACCGAAGTCAGATCCAGCAATGTCGATAGTGCCTCTAAAGTTACCAGCCGATGAAAGTTTAGCATCTAGACGAAGCAGTTTTGCATTGTAGGGCATACGATACATCGCTTCAATCTTTTGTCCGGTTGCAATGGCAGAAGAAGACTTCATCGTAAATGTTGCTACATCTTTTACTGCACCTTTTTGATGAGTGCTATCGGGGAAGGTGATTCCTGCGGTATCCATTGAGATACCGGCACTTGTATTGAACACTTTATTTGCTGTAATTTTTTGTCCGCTGTCACTAACAGTAAGTTTCGTAGAATTAGTGCCTTCTTCGGGATCACCAATTACAACAACATTATTAGAATCAAATCTAATAGATGGCTCACCGCCGTTCACTCCAATTCCCTTAGCCGCAGTCAAAAATTGATTTACTGTGAAATGATTTTCTTCATTCTTGAAAGCAATTTGGGCTTCGGATGTCAAATGAGAGCCATCAGGAAAGGTCAGTCCTGCGGTATCCATCGAGATGCCAGCACTTGTCTTCACGACTTTGTGGAAAGCACCATTGTTTGTAATCCCAGAAGCACCCACCGAGATACCGGCAAAGGCAAACGTCAAGCCCTCAGTCGTAATCGCTCCTGTTACTCCGTTCAAAAATTCAACAAAATCACCAACGGGTCCGGTTGCTCCTGTCGCACCATCAGATCCCGTAGCACCAGTGGCTCCTGTCACCCCATCAGAGCCAGTGGCTCCTGTCGCACCATCAGATCCCGTAGCACCAGTTGGACCTGTCGGACCTTCCAGACTAAGCAAATCGAAACCAAACCCGTTCCATCGATAGTTCTTCACTCCGATAGTCAGGGGTGTTCCAAATGTAACACTAGATGGAAAGGTGAATCCAGCCATTATCTCTTAGCCTTTTTTCTCCTCGGTGCAGGCGTTTTGGTTCGCTTCATTTTTTCTTCAACAGCCTTCTTCACTTGCTCTTCATGTTGTGCCTGTTCTTCGAGTCTTTTTTGCTCAAGCCATTTTGCATATTGTGCAAAATTATTTACAATTCTTTCTTCATGCTCTTTGGGGAATTTTTTATCTTCCAGAAGTTTATTCGATGCCTCAAGTCCCGCAATCATATCACCAACGTGCCATGCTGAAGAGGCAACCTCATCAAGAACCATCCAATCGTACACATCGTGAGACAGGAACAAAATATCATTGACTGGTGGAGCAATTTTATTTGCCTGTGTTGCAAACAAATATCCCAATCGTGGGTTACCATTCTGTCGATGAATTCTTGCAAGGTGGTATAGTGGCTCAGGTCGTGAGGGACGGATGTTCCATGCCTGCAAGAAGTGATCTTGGGCTTCTTCCCACGGCTTCTTCAGCAGGCACTTACAGATAGCAACACGATAGACGCAGTACCAAACTTCTTCTTCCCACCCACCTTTTTTCGCACGCTTTGTATACCACTCACATGCCTTTTCAAAATCTTGGGCATCAAAATATGACTGTGCGACATAGAACATGTAACGTAAATTATCGGGTTCATAATTTTCATTTTCAGGATTTTCAAGACAATCGATCAAAGTTTCGGCATCGGTTCGATACTTCTTTGCTTGATCATCTCCAAATTGAACTGTTCGATCACCCATTGTCCGGGCATCAATATTATAGTCGCCCTCTAATTTGATAGCAGTTGCGGTAAACCCACCGTCCTTTGCCTTTCTACTATGTGCATATTCGTGAAGCACACCAACATACTCCCAACTCATATCAAGTTTGAAAATCTGTTGTCTCCACCAGTTGAATTCACCACGAAGAATATTCAGGGCATAACTGTCCGCAGTCATTTCTTTTGGGTACTTGAAGTTTCCTTGAAGTCTATCGTCAGCGTCAATAACCCATGCGTATTCTGCACCACTCTTAGCGGCATTGTCGAGTGACTCTGTTCTACTCTTACCAAACCCCCGCCAAGGAATTTCATGGACTTCACCGGGGATTCCCTTGTCTTCAAAGAAGTCTTTGATCACTTTGATAGTACCATCAGTAGATCCGGTGTCAGAAATATCGTACCTATCAATATGTGGTGCAATAGATTCAAGGCACTCACAGATAATGTGTTCTTCATTTTTGACAATCATACAAAGGGTTACGCTGGGTCGCTTACTCATAATTTTCTCCTGTGGTATTATGTATTCACCTGCTTGATCGCTTCAATTGTTCGATCAGCAAGTGGTCGTGCAAGATCTTGTGCTAAGTCAAGATTTTTTTGCATCACATTTTTTCTAGTTTCATAGTCCTCGACAGTCAAGTTTTCGAGAACCTCTTTCAAGTGTGTAAAGTCTCTAATGATAATCATACCTGATGTGTCGAAGTAATCTGCGACATTTGGTGATCCAAAATATAAAGGTACAGTTTTGGATAAGATACAATCAATTAGTTTTTCGGTGATGTAGTTGGGGAGTCTTTGGTTTTCAATGATTACAGAAAACATAGAATCAAACAGTTGCTCTTTAGTTTCCCCAAGTTTGTGAGGGTAGTCTACGAGAGCAGGAACCTTTGAACTATCATAATAATGAAAAGGCAAAGAAAAATTTATCGTACTTGCATTTTCTATAAGATTCCAACGGAGGTTGTATCCATCAGCCAGATTGTTTCGTTTCCCAGTCATCGTAAATGATACTGACTCTGATTTGTTTTCAGTTCTTGGTTGAACAAGGTGGGTTGTACCAAAAATAAACTTTCGAGCCTTGTCCGGATACGCTGCCAAAATTTCAGGTCTTCTACTCAAAATCAAATCAATATTTTTGATATTTGCATGGACAGCATCAACAGGGGAGGAAACGAAGTCAGGTTCGAATGCGTCAATGTAAACCATCGTTGCTCCCGGTGTTCGTGTCTGCGGCACTGCAACAGAGTGAATGTCATAACTTCCAATAAGTTCATTTGACATGTGTTCATGCGTAAAGTTTGCACACCATGATGCCTTTTCATTGAAAGTAATCATCTTGTAACCCCTGTATACATTTCACGAACTCTCTCATCTTCTGATTTTTTTGTTTCCTCTTGTGTTTGTGAACTAACGGATTCGTCGTGAATTCGAATCAGCGTATGAATATCTTCATGGAAAACAGGCAGATCATATTTCAAATAAAGACGCATATACCATTCGATGTCCATAACCCACAAAAAGGTATCATCAATTATTGGTAAATCTTCATGATTGAGAATACTCATTCCACTTGGACACCCCACCGTATTGCTTAGATAAATCTCTTGATTCCATCTTGGTAATCTTGGGTTGAAGAGTTTACCTTCTTCTGCGGAATCATCTTTACAATGAATAAACCCAGTGAATGCCCAATGATGAAACGGATTATCTTCGTGTAATTGAATGTATGTTTCAAGAGAGTCCTTTCTAAACATACGATCATCAACAAACAGCGGCTTGAGAATTTGTCCTGTTGCAAGTTTCATTGCATTATTTACATTGTTTGCAGCACGCCGAGGACCATCAAACCGATGATACTTGATATCGATCCTATCGCTGTAATACTCACAACGCTTCTCAATAAGATCATCTGTGCTTTGATCAGAAACAACCAAATCAAAGTCATCAGTTGTTTGGTGCAATAATGCTTGGAATTGTTGGTCAAAGTATTTGATACCGTTGCCACCCATTTCATGGGTGGGCATGACAATAGATATTTTCTTTTCAATACCGTATGACATTTTATTTTCCGTAACTATTGATTACATTTGCAATGTGTTGCCGATCATTATTACTCACCCACCAGCCACATGGAATATTCATCAAGCCAGAGTCAAACTTTTCAAGACCGGGAAGTTTTACCGCGAACTTTTCGAAAACGCTGTAACGCAAATTATTGACATGGGCATTGTCTGTTGCAATACCATTTTCATTTAGATGCTTTCTAAACTTTGCCTTGTCATCAACCAGAACACTAAACAGCCAAGCCGAAGATGTTCGGTCCTCTTTGCACTTGATAACATCAACTTTTGGGTTGTCGATATATTTTGTCAAGTAATCTGCATTCTCAACATGTCGATCAATCAGTAAATCAATTGTTTCGAGTTGTCGAAGACCAATCGCAGCATTGACATTATTCATGTGAAACTTATATCCACACTCGGAAATATCTTGCTCCCATCGTGATGCACATTTGAACTGTCGATCCAAACCAAACCATCTTAGTTTTCTGATTCGGGTGGCATCTTCCGAACTCTTACATACAATCGCACCACCATCAACGGTGGTAAGGTGCTTCACGGCTTGGAAGGAATAACAAACGTAGTCTCCATGGTTTCCAATCAGTTTGCCCTTGTATGTTGAACGTAAGGCGTGTGCAGCATCCTCAATAACTTTCAAATCATACTCGTTTGCAAGCGACATAATCTCATCCATGTCGCAGGGTTGTCCACCCCAATGTACCGCAATGATACCCTTCGTGCGATCTGTGATTTTTTCCTCAATGCTCTTCGGATCAATGTTCCCTGTTGTCGGATCAATGTCTGCAAACACAAGAGTTGCACCTGTATGATAGAAAGGCTCATTGGTTGCCATACAAGTCATCGCTGTGGTAATGACTTCATCACCCTCCTCCAAGTCCAGCATGTGTGCAGCAAGATGCAATGCACTTGTGCAAGAGTTGACGAGGCAGACATTAGGATTATCAAGGTACTCTCCGATTGCCATTTCGAACTTGTCGGAATACTCACCCTCTGTCACGAATCCTGATGAGAAAACTTCTTGTAAAGTTTCACCAATATCTGTTGGGCAGTGAACTTTCATCAAAGGAATCATCGGATCTCACCTCCAAAGTTTTCGCGTGAGTTACTGTACACTTCCTCGACATATTGATAAGTTCTCTTGATCCCTTCGGTAAACGGAGTCTTTGGCTCGTGACCAAAAGCCTTGATAACTTTACTAATATCAGCCTTACGACGATTGGGTTCATCCTTTGGATAGAACGATGGGTGTTCGATAACTCTCAGATTATCTTTGTTTGCACCAAGAATATCATACGATGTTTCACATACTTCAAGTGCAGACATCTCATCATAGTTGCTACCAACATTGAAGATCTCACCGTTTTCATCAGAGAGCAGAGCCTTGATCATTAGAAGAATCGCATCTGCAACATAGCAGTAAGTTCGTGTTTGATTACCAGTTCCGTACACAGACATGATATCATTTTCAACAACACTCTTGCACAGGTTTGCCATCATACGTCCATCATCCAGTCGCATGTATGGTCCATACAGATTGAATGGGCGAATAATTTTCACAGGAAGATTGTGCTGTTGATGAAAGATGTCACTTAGAGTTTCAATTACCAACTTACCAACGTCGTAGCAACTCCGACTTCCCATCGTTGGGATCTGCCCAGTGTATGTTTCTGGTGTTGGAATATGCTCTGCTGGTGGATCACCGTAAACCTCACTTGAAGAGAACACAAGAACTGACTCTGCGTTTTCTCGCAATGCTCTTTCAAAAACATTTACGGTTCCAGTATAGGAAACATCGATAGTTTTGAATGGTTGCTTTTTGTACCACTTCGGAGAGGCGATACCTGCACTGTTGATATAAAAATCAAATGGTCCGATGTCCATATCTTGAAAATTATTATTTGTAATATCAAGATCTTCAACATCAACTGCATACACGCGGCACTTATCCGCACTGCTCACAAACGCAGAGTCATTGAGATGTTCAAATAAGGCACTAAACCAGCGACCAAGAAAGCCACTGGCTCCGGAGATAAAAATACTTTTGCCTTTGAAACGATTGATTTCACGGGTAGACAGCGACGAACAGATAATATTTTTCAGATCACTTTTGATTACATTCATGATATTGCTCCATTACGAATCAGTTCTTACATAAAAGGCATCACCCCAACCACATCGAGTGTCAATGCCTGTCTTCATTTCGAAGCCTTGTTCCTTCAAGAACGCATCGACTTCTCTGTATTTAGCACAGCCAGAATACATTTCTGCAAAGTTGATTTCCGTAACGATCCACTTGATATTTTTTAGGGTTTCAACCGCACCTCGGTACACGTGCATTTCATAACCTTGTACATCGATGTTCATAAAATTGTATTCACTGAGATCATGATCCTTGGCATAATCATCAAGTGTAAGTTGCTCGACCTCGACAGTTTCATCAAACTTGATACTGGGATAAACTTCCTCGTGTGCTTTTGGCTTCAACAGTGAGTTTGACATTCCAGTGTTTGCAGTTTCACAATACATCGTTTTGGTCACACCACTTTCATCACCGAGTGCTTTGTTTACACAAACCGTGTTTCTCTTTTCACCAACCGAAATCAAAAGTTTTTCATATGTTTCTGGGTGGCATTCAAAATACAAAATATTTTTTGCTCCGACAGATTCGTAAAAGTCATGCTCCTGACCAAAGTGTGCCCCGATGTGAATCACTCCCTTTACATCTCTGCCAATTTCGGCTCGAATAACATTTTCATCAACTAAAAAATCAGACATTGATCAATCTCCATTTGGAAAAGTCTTTATCTTTTCCTGTTCCATCTCTATCCAGAAGACGCGGAGGATAAGAGTGACATCTCTCAATCTGCTCCTCGTCCATTACTCTAAGAAGTTGTAGACATGATACCATAAAGCCCGGTGCAATCAAGCACTGTCTTTGGTATAAATCTTTTTCTGTATCATCGGCAAGGACAGGATATGTTATTTTACTAATGATATTACCACTATCATATTCCTCATCAATCACATGAAAAGTCAATCCTTGCTCGCTCTGGTTTTCATTTAGTGTGTGTCGAAGAATATCCCGTCCACCATACTCAGGTAAAAGACCTGTATGCAAATTGAATGTTTTACCATCGACAGGAATTTTTCTATCATACTGTATAGAAATGGCAATGTCATACGGGGTAGTACCATCATACAGAGGGGCACGAATATTTGAACCGGGAACTGTTGGTTTACTTTTACATGGGACATACCCAACTATTTCATGTGTTCTTCTTACTTTGTCAATCACCAGTTCTGTAAGGTAGGAAGAACCGTAGATCAAGATGCGGGGATTTGTTTTCATAATATAATCCAGTCTTTACAATATATGTCACTCCAATCCGTTGGTCCATTTGGACCGAACCATTGTTTTGGTGCAACAGTTTTTCCACCACCCAGCCATGCAGCCCACCAACTAAAACTACTATTTGCGATGATGTGTGTATTACAGTTTGTCATCAAACAAAGATCGGTGTACTGGTCATTGTCCATAAAAACAGGGTCGTTGTCAAGCCATTTCATTTCATTTTTACACCATTCAATATCATCGGAAAAAACAACCGGACGGTGATCCCTGAAATTTTCTATGGCTTTTTTGTAATATGCTTCGCCTTGATTTGTATGGGTGTCGGAAAGTTGAACATAGTCTCCTCTTCGAATGTGAATAGAAACCAAGACACCTTCGGGTAAATTTTCAAGTGCTGGTTCTCTTACATCATCTTGGAATTCAAACTGCTCTCTGATTTGAAAGTCATAGTCCGCAAAGTTTTTTTCGCTTTGGAAGTAACCTCTGACATCAATGTTTCTGTCCGTAGGAAGAGATCTCAGCCTATCGTCATAGGCAAAGTCGGACTCCAAAAATATGGTGTCTGGCTGCGAAACAGTGTCTTCGACTCCACCCAAAACAAAACAATCTTTGAGTGTACTCGATGAAAGATTTGCGGTAGGTGTCATTCCAAGTCTTTTTGCAGCGGAGTACACTGCTGCATACTGAAACATTTGGTTACCGAGCCTTCCAAATCCCCCGAGAGAATTGAACGATAAACTTTTCTTTACCACGAAATTGTACCGAGACTAAATTCTGTTGCAAATTTCAAAGGAGTTTTAGTTATTGCTTCCCATTTGTTTACAGAATTCTTTGAATCTGCTTGATAAAAGAACGGAACAATTGGTGCATACACCGCATGATTTGGTTGCAAATCTTTTGCAAGACCAACATCAAAAGGTATGTTCTTTTCGTAGATCCATCTTTTGCCAACTTCAATTGTTTGTCTTGCGTACTCTTCACTCAGATACAAAATTGCATGTGTTGCGAAGACTCCTCTGACCTTGAGCCATTCTGAATCATCTTTCTTTTCGGCATAGTATTGACCATCACCTTGTGATGTGCCAACATAAATTGCAGCAGCATCTTCTGGATACTCCAACTCTGTCTTGTATTCCGTGGAAACAAAATCATTGATTGCATCAGTTGTTTCTACATCATCTTCCAGAATCAAAACTGGCTTGCCATCTTTTAGGATTGTGTTTTCGAGAAGGGCAAAATGAGATTCCGCACAACTTCTGTAGTGTTCTTCACCTTTTCGAACACCTTCGTGTGGTTCAATACCAGTGATTGCTGAAAATCTTTCACTGTTTTGAAAACCAAGACCATCAAGCAACTCGTTCATTTGACGGGCTTTGTCGATGTCTTTGTCTACATTTATCCAACGAGTCCTTACATTACGAAGATCAATTTTCATCACTACTCCTTTGGTGGTTTGTTTCCAATATGATACTTGGGAATCAATTCCCATTCGTGTCGATTCTTATGAGATATTATCTTGATTCTACGAATAGATGCAAGAGGATTCTCACAGGTTTTTTCATCGACAATTTTCAATAAATTCCACTCGGCAAGCAGTCCAATAATTGTGTTCCTGCGACCGAAATCATCATCTGACATTTTGGATGGCAAACCATCAAGAGCAAAAAGTTCTTTGAAGTGTGTAATATAATATTTTCCTCGTTTGTGCAAAATATGGCACGATTGGAAAAGTTTATTCCCTACACGGGATGACACTCCAATTCTCGTTAGTGTTTCTTTGACTTTCAAAAAGTCTTGTGGATCATTCAGTGTAACTTCTACAAGAGACTCCACGATCTTGTCATTATTTTCCATGATAACTCCATGATACGAAAAGGGGTATCAATCCCACACTCGTATTTAGGAGCCTTGCATTTTTCGCATCTTATCATGAATATCATCCACCTGCTCTTCCGTCAAGACTTTCATTGCCTCCAATGCCTTCTTCGTGCCATAATTATAAAATAACTTCACTGATTCAACCCTATCATCAGAACCTTTTTTGAGCCACTTGCTGAAACGCCGACGCTTACGAATCGAATTTCGCAGGTAATCAAACTGCTCTCGTTTACCAAGATGATGCTGTGTGTTCATATCATTGGCTTGTAGTACGGTGTCAGGGAAGTATGAGAGGCTTCGATTGATTACGAAGGGTGCATAGCCACTATGTGCTGTAGCGTCCTCCAGAAGACTCTCCTTTGTGTAGTTGATCGCATTTAGATAATCGCCAAGTTTCATTACCAATCTGTCCTTGCGTACAAAACATCATCGGGAAAAACAAAGTAAGTCTCATCCAACTTCAATACACGATTATCAACTGTGCTACGATAAGAAATTTGTCGTGTAGACCCATGATCTACTGGTGTTGCAAAATCACTATACTTGAATTTGTAGTCGGAATTGATTGACATGACTAAATTGTTCAATTGCATTTCCGTAAGTGTTTCGCCATTATTTTTGAACCGACCGTCCCGAATGTATCTCATGTCATCAATCATGATAACATGATCATTCCTAGATGCAACTTTTTTGATGGTTTTCACTTCTTGAACTAACGGATTCTGGTCGTCATCACCTCCAGTATCTCCTTCACTGCAATGTGCATCAAGCCAAAACACGATTCGTTTTTTTGTTTTTCCAATCATCTTTTCTAACAGATTTGTCGAATCTCCGTGATACAATTTCACCTTCCCTGATGCCACTTCTTTGTCAAATCGCTCATTGCAGTGATTGTACCACTTTTCAGTTATTTCTACACTTCGAACCTCGGAAAACCCAAATTCAAGAGCCATTTCAATTGTATCACCTTCGTGACTTCCAGTTTCAACAAAAATCATTTCATGTCTTGGAAGACCCTTGGTTGCAAAATAAAATTCTTTACCTGTAATACTCATTGGTCACTCACCGCTGATTTGTTCTTAGCCCAATCCCAATTGTTACGATACATCATATTGTCCTTCCACAATGATCTCAGCATAGCAGAAGAAATTTTATTGTCTTCAAGTGTTCTAATCATAGCGTTCACATCCTTTGGAAAGCACGTTCCACCAAAACCATAATCGCCATCAGGACCGGGAACCTTCGTGTGGGATCTACCAATTCTAGGATCAGACAAAACCCCTTCGAGAACACGAGTGTAGTCTAAATTCATTTTTTCACCAAGCATATAAATCATGTTGAAAAATCCAACCTTGGTTGCAAGGAAACAATTGGCAGTATACTTTACCAGTTCTGATTCACATGATGACATTGTGTGGACAGGGATTTCAGGAAAAACCTCTTCAAACAATTCCTTTGCCATTTCAGAATACTTTTCCACCTTACCATCTCTAAAGTAAGGTGATCCAATCACGGTTCTATCAGCGTTCACAAAATCATACTTTGCGTTTGCAGCCGTCAAAAATTCAGGACAATGAACCAAGTTTTCTAGCCGATACTTTTTTGCCAACCTTTTGGTTGTTCCAATAGGAACCGTAGACTTCAACATGACTACTTGTTCTGTATTTTGGTAAAGTTGCTCTAAGCAGTCTTCGACAATTCTTGTGTTTGCCTCCCCTCCAGTTTCGCTCACCATTGGTGTGGGCAAACAAACAAAGAGATATTTACAGTGTGCGACCTTATCGAAAGAATGTGTTGATACCTTTGGATTGATATCATAGATCAACGGGTTCTTATCACGAAATCCATGTGCCACCGCACCACCAACAAAACCATTGCCAATAATTCCAATATCACTCACTTGAACTCTGCCTCCATCATGATCTCAGTTAGACAAGCCATCATGTTGATTTCCGAATCAGCAGCGAAGGCAGCCTTGTATTGATAATTTGCAAGAATAAGAATAATCGCAGGAACAGCCTGCGGCTTGAGAGTATCACTCAACGTATCATAAACTTTTCGATAGATTTCAGTTTCTTCATTTCCACTATTATCGACAACCCAGCCACGCAACTTTGAAAAGTCTTTGTTCTTGAGTATTGCCATCAATGAATGAATACCGACATCACCGATCTCTGAAAGAATACCAACATCGATCTCACCCGATGCAGAGTATCGCTGACACTCGTTCAGGATTCTTCGCCAATCTGGGGCATGACGCATGATCAACTTGGCAATCACACGACCGTCATAGTGGACGCTCTCGCCATCCAGAATCGATTCAAGACGCTTCAAGAACTGTGACCCCATTTTCATCTGCTCCTCTTTCGTGAAGCGGAAGTCAACGCATGTGCATCGTGAATGCAAAGGTTCAATGATTCGATTCTTGAAATTACATGTCAGAACAAATCGACAGTTTGCCGCAAACTCTTCGATGAACCCACGAAGGGCAGGTTGAAAACTGTTTGCATTTGCGTAGTCAAATTCATCGAGAATCACAACTTTCTGTTCACCCGAAAGCGACATAGCAGAAGCGAAATCACGTATACGAGTGCGAAGCGTGTCGATGTTTCCATCTTCGGAGCAGTTGATCTTGATCCACTCTGCTCCCATTTCATCACACATTGCGATTGCGGCAGTTGTTTTGCCACAACCCGGACCACCAGAAAACAAAAGATTTTGCATTTCACCCGAATCCACAATGGCTTGAAGTGTTTGCTTCAAGCCACTGGGAAGGATACAGTCTTTTACTTTTCGTGGTCGAAACTTTTCAACCCAGAGATACTGTTCAGTCATAGTTTTCATACAAGCCCATTGTATACAGAATCACTCGTTACTGCAAGGGTATATTTTGCATCAATATTTTTATGATTCATGGTCAAAGCCAACTTTTCACATAGTGATATCTCATAATCACCGGGAAGAATTTTGAGATTATCTGACTTTAGATAAATCTTGAAAGAAGAATTTACATCCATGTCTGATGGCACAACTTCAATCTCATATTTATTTGTCGAACTTGGCTTCTCTTTGTCGAGTGCAATAATCTTCACCTTGTCTCCATCGTTGGTAAACAAGATATCAGGGAGTTGCAACACAGAGGAAGCCCGAAGAATATCATTCAATTCTTGTTGTGAAAGTTCAAATACAACCTTCACCTCCGGTAAGTTGAATTTGCTTGGTGGGCGACATCCCTCTACAAGTCTCGGATCAGCATAGTGGTATTCACATGTTTGCCGACCGGACTTGATCCGAAGAGCCGTATCACGGAATTCAATTTCTGCGTCAGAGAAGAGCGAGTATGTTCCAAGAAACTGACTCAGATCCCAGAGTGCAAACTCTGTGGGAAAATCTTCTTCGACTGTTGATCTGAACATAATGTTTCTACCGGGAGAAACAGAAACAAGTTCGTTCCCCGGAAGAATGTGAATGTTCGAATTGATTCCAGCCATGCTTTTCAGAATAGCCATTGTTTGTTTTGAAAGTTTCATAGTATTAGTTCTGGCAGTTGTCATCCATATATTCCTCATAGTCTTCAATGTTCATATTTCCAAATGCTGCATTACGCAGATACACATCTTCGTGATGTCTTTGACTTCGGCGATCAGACTTTTTTTCCCCTTTGTCCCGAGTGTCAAAAAATTTACGCTTTGGATTTCGATTACTCTTCTTTCGCTTCATGTTTCCCATGTTACTGTCCCTTGATATCTCCCTCTTCAATGTGATTGAACAAACTGGTAATTTTGCTCGAAACAAGTTCAATGTCTGGATCAGTATACAATGACTTGATGTCATTGACAAGCCCCGAAAGAACATCATTCAATTGTTGTTGTTGGACTGGCTTCATAAATTCAGAATACTTTTTACCAATCTCAGATTCAGGAACGTTCACAACTTCATGGAGTTGTGCCTGTGGTTTTTCAAACGCAATCAAAATCTTCAAAAGATTTTCAGCATCGACATTCGCACTTTCAATCATTTCTTTGAAATCTGGTGCTTGCTTGTAACGACCAAACATAATGTCCATGAAATTTTCTTGAACAAGACTGGCAATATCGTCTGTCAGTTTTGCTGCACGAGAACGAATCTCTGCATCATCTTTCACTGACTCTACCGGAGTTGTCCCACTCTCTACTGAATCTTGCTTTTCTTTCATCAACTTGTTGTAGAGTTCTTCTCCGTCTATCTCAAAAATATCCGCTCGTGGATCTTCGCCAATCCCTTCTCGGGCATTTAGCGATTGTTGTTTATTTGAAGTATACACATCGGGTGTAAACTCACTATTCTGTTGTTCTTCCATTACATTACCTTTCTTACTTTACTTTCAAGTATGCTTTATATGCTGTACGCAAAATATCATTGAGCGAGTAGGATGGTTCCCACCCTGTCTTTTTCATAAACTTAGTTGCATTGGCAACAAGAATTTCAGGATCGCCTTTTCTTCGGCTACCTTTGATAACATTCAATTCAACATCAACAATATTCACAGCCTCTTTTACAAGATCCCACACCGAGTTTCCCTTGTTCGTTCCAAGGTTATACACACCCGTAACATTTTGCTTGAGTGCCATCAGATGGGCATTGGCTAGATCTGTGGGATGGAGATAGTCACGAATACATGTACCATCAGGGGTATCGTAATCCTTACCAAAGATTGTAAATTCACCTTTTCCCTGAATCAAACGAGACAGGATCTTTGGGACAACATTTTCTTTGTGTCTCCAGTTGATATCCTGTACTCGGTTTTGAATATCGTTTCCTGCAACGTTGAAATATCTCAGAGAAGTATATTTGAAGTTTGAGTTGACCTCACTGTATCGCTTGAGAATTGTTTCAAACATCAACTTTGATTCACCATAAGCATTGATAGGTCTACATGGCTGAGTCTCTGGAATTGACTTTGCTACGTCACCCTTTGGCTCTCCGTATACAGCAGCCGTACACGAAAGAATAAACCGATTGACCCCAAATCTCTTTGCTCGCTCAAGAAGTTTGATGCTCTTTGATGTATTGTTGTAATAATACTTGAGTGGATTATCTACTGACTCACCAACAGAAATGTCTGCGGCACAGTGAATAATTGCACCAATGTTTTCATCTTTGAAAACCCCATCCAAGTAGATTTCGTTTTCAATGTCTGCGTTGAACACCTTGAGTTTCTTGCGACGGCTCAGGCACTTTTGTAAATGCTTACATGCTTTCTCGTCACGGTCAATCACCACAACCCCATAGCCTGCATCCAGACATGCAAGAACGATGTGGCTACCAATGTAACCCGCACCACCAGTTACTAAAACGTTTTGATCTTTGTTCATTGCCACCATCCCGGCACTTCACGCTTTTTCCATTTAGCGAAGTATGCCTTTTCTCCTCTGTAGTAGTTTCGATACGATTCGATAGGGCATTCTACCTTATATTGATCAGGCATTGCAACAGCAAACTTTGTAAGTTTTCCAACTGAAATATTTTGTGGTTCTCGATTGAAGAGATACTCAATCAGCGGTTGTGCTTTGTGGGTCTTTTCATAACGGTGTGTGTACTCACGACACAGTGCCATTGCATGTGTTGCATGCCAGCGATAGTTCATCTGAGTTTCCATCGTCCACTGCGTGCAGGGATGACCAACAAATGAAGCCTTCCAGAGTTTGTCCTCTCGCTCGTCGTTCAGTCGCCAACGCTTGATGCGACGATTGTTCTTGCCTAGATCAGTCCACTCATCGCCATCGAGAACACGATGGGAAGTCGATAGCATCTGACCCGCTTCTAAAATCATTTTTACGATATGTTTGTCTACCATCTGATGGGCAGCACGGACAGGATGTTCGTCTACTACAAAAATATTCATACGAACAGTCTAGCAGTGATTTGATTCCTGTCAAGGTCTAATTGGAGCAGATCCACCAAAATCTCCACCGGGCGATTCTGGAGGTTGTTCTGGGGGTGTTGGTCTAAATGGAAGTCCTTGAACACCATAAAAATCATTTACTAAATCTGCAAGTGGGGTATCGGTCAGGCGAGTTGCATTGTATAAAAAATTATTTACGTCTTCTGGCATTGGGGTGTCATTTACATCGAATCCTCGTGTAGACATATAATAAAGAATCATTAGCCAGATCGCAGCCTCTCCATAATTGTCCGTTCCAGATTGCCCTATATTTGTGCGTAGCACACCATCACCATCAAGATCATACAATGCCATAATTTCATCATAAACATCTTGACCAAACATCAAGATAAAGTTTTCCATACCCAGTGCATCCAATTGACCTTTCCAAAAAGCGTAAGAATATCTCCAACCACCAACAGTCGAGGCATCCGCGTTTCCGGGTTGATTAGGAGACTGACCACCACCGGGAACACCAGCGTATCCATTTGGATCCGGGAAGTCTACACCATAAAGTTCACTATAGTATTCCCAATTTTCGAGGTAATCTTCTGCGGTCATAATTGGTGGATACTCACCAGTCTGTGCGTAAATTTGGTATGCTAAATCTGCGATTTCACGTATTAGTGCTTGATCATTAGATCCGACAAGACCATCGCCATTGTAGTCGTATAGGTCCAACACAAACTGAGGAAGATTTGTTAGATTACCACCATTAGCCCAACTACTTGAAGCACCCAGACTACCAGTAAAGTTAGAACTAGAAGCCCCCCATCGATTTTGGGCTAGGAACCAAAAAGCAGCAATAGGATCAACACCCTGTTGCTGTTCTTCTTCTTTGATAAATCGTAAGAAACTTTTAGTCATTTTTTTCCTTTCAAGGTCTAACTGGGGCAGATCCACCAAAATCACCAGCGGGTGCTTCTGGGGGTTGGTCTGGAGGTGTTGGTCTAAATGGAAGTCCGGGTAAATTATAATTTTGCACTAAGTCTTGAAGTGGGGTATCGGTCAGACGAGTTGCATTGTATAAAAAATCATTATAGTTTTCTGCCGTGACTGTATTTTCTGTATCAACTGGGTTGAAACCTCTTGAGAGGTTGTAGTAATATATCAAGAAAAATGCAGCGGCTTCAGCACCTGTAATTGTGCCATCACCGTTGATACCAAAATCAATAGTGCCATCTCCATCGTAATCATACAACGCAATGATTTGTTCATAAAACTCTGGGTGATACTCTTGAAAGAACTCTACACCAAAAATTGTAAACTGACCCGACATAAATTGCAAAATACCTTTCAACCCTGCAATAGAAGTTCCCGAAAGAAAATCATTTGGCTCATCGGCTCTATCTAAATTGCTACCGGGGTTTTCGATAAATCCATTTGGATCAGGGAAGTCTACACCATAAAGTTCACTGTAGTATTCCCAGTTCTCTAGGTATTCAGCGGCAGTCATTGCCGGAGGAAACTCACCAGTTTGTTCATATATTTGAAATGCTATTTCGGAAATCTGAAAAATAAGTTCTTGGTCGTTGTCTCCAATGATACCATCACCATTCCAGTCGTATAAATCTAGCATAGGCTGAGGAAGATTTGGTAAGTTCGTAAACGGGGCCCCGCCCCAAGTTTGGACACCACCAAGCATACCGGGCAGTGTGTTATTGTTACTGCTATTGCCACCCCAAGTATTTTTGGCTCTAAACCACCAACCAAACAAAGGATCACCCTGTTGCTGTTCTTCTTCTTTGATAAAACGTAAGAAACTCTTAGGCATTTTTGACCCTCACTCCGTTTGGTTTTCCGAGAATAATTTTCATATGCTTCTTGCCACCGAGGGTTCTCTCATACCAACCGTCGTAGCCGGGATATTTTCCGTTTGGATGTTCACCGATATATTTTACATCTTTTCCGGGTAACATTTTTTTGATATCTTCAATGTCCGAAACAA